TGCGCCAATCGCTCCCCAAGCAATGCCGTAATATAGGGGGTATAACCAAAAGTATATAAGTATCTAATACAAAAAAGGTCGAAAAAGCCAATAAAATAAGGACTTCACACAAAAAATGTCGAAAAAGCAACACGAAACGAAAAGTAAATTAGCTACCATTTAACTACCATTTAATCATTGCTTTTAAACGCTTTAAATACATTAACTACCATTAACCCGGACAGATACCCGAAAAACTACTATTAAGCCTTAATAAATAAGGATTAAACACAATTTAACCACCGTTTAAACCACCATTTAAACGGTTTTTTTATGCCCTAAAACTAACACCAGCCTCTTCGTGTAAAAATAGTAAATATTTTGTTTTGCAGTTACAGTTGCAGTTACAGTTGCAGTGACAAAAAACCAAAAAAAGCAATCTATTTGAATAGGGATAATTACATAAAAACACAGCTATAAAGCATTGAAATACATGATAAGCATAGGGATAATGCCTATATAAACAATGTAGTTTTATATGTAAAACGTTAAAAATGTGTGGTTTATGTGTTTAAGACATGGAATTGATCCTGATAGAAGCTTTTATTAGAGCCATAGCTTTAATATTTGATAAATGAATGTCTTTAGGTTGGTGATGAGAATTTTGAGATACAATCTTTATATAATCGTCTCCTTTGTCGGATTTATGGATCCATTTTACTGTAACGAATTCGTCGCCATCCATATCGATAGAAACAAGATACATTTCTCCAAAGAAAATGTTGTCAATAGTGTTTTCCAGTTCCTTGTACATGATGATATCACCACTTTTTAGTAATGGATACATACTGTCTCCGGTAACATAGATCGCACCATCGCATTTAGGTAAGTTTGGAATAGATATGTAGTCAACAGGTTTATTTAATCCATCCTTGTTAGAGAAAAGCCCTACTACTCCGGCAGTGGCTTCTAGATTATACAATGGGATAGATTGCTCTTTTAGTATTCTATCTGTTTTTAAAGCATAAATCTCACCTGGTTCATTTAATTGATTAGTTAAGTCTCCTTTGGTTTGAAAACCTTTGCCAGTTAATAGCCATTCTACAGAAATACTGAATTTTTCACAAAACAAAACGATTGAATCAACTCCAATATTCATCCTTTTATTCAGAATTTCAGAAAACTTACTAGGCTGAATTTCTATTTCGGATGCTATTTTAGACTTATTTAAGTCTTTGTGTTGCTTTAATAAGTAAAAAACGGTATCAATAAAACGCTGATTTATAGCTTCTTTCATAAGTAATTCAAAATTAATTCATTTTTTCTGAATTCAAACTTGTTTAATTCAGAAATTCTGTAATATATTTGTACTGTTCATTTAGTAAGAACATTTAACAAAACAAAGTAATGAAAAAAATATTAGTTCACCCAGATTTAAAGAAGCAATTACAGGAAGAGTTCAAAGTCAGCTATGTAACCGTCACAATGAGTATTGATGGCGTGTTTTCTTCTCAAAAAGCAATTGCTATCAGAGAACGCACTAAAGAACTGCTATTGGCAGAGGTGAATAAAATCGAAAAAAATTCTAAAGATTAGTAACCAAACAACTCTGAATTATGTTTGAATATTATCAAAATACTCTTTGCGTTCATGGAACCTGGTTATGGGAGAGCGAAATTATTTCGTTTGACTATTACAGACAATTAAGTAGTAGAGGTCAAATCAAAAAACTAACAGTTGGCGGTAACGGTCGCAAAGCATTAGTCGCTTACGAGTCGATTCCTGACCGCTTCAAGAAGTTGATTCGCGAAAAAGTAGGTGATCCTTACGCCTCAGTTAAAAACATTGTTTTTGGTGACTATATGGATTGGGACCACAATGCTGAAATCTATTTCAGAGACTATCTACTTGACAACGGTTCGCATCTTCCAGAGGAAAAACAACAGGAGTACACGCACCAGGCGATAATGTTCAATGCGGTGAAGCACATTGCTACAAACGTAGTAGTTCAAAAGCGTTTTGGAGGTAAAAAACAAATGTGGGACAGAATGCTTGAAGCTATCGGGAACTTACCTGAAACATGGTTGCACACTCGTTACAAAAACGTGGTTTCGTTCAAGAGAGCCATTCAAAAATACGAGCAAGAAGGTTACAGCTCTATCGTTTCGGGTAAATGGATGAACTCGAATCCATCAAAAATAATAGACGAGGTTGCCGATTTCATTATGGCTCAATATTGTCTCCCTGTAAAGTACACGATTTCGGAAGTATTGAAAATCTACGAATCAGTAAGAGAAGCAAGAGGTTGGAAAAGTTTAAGCGAGCGTGCTGTTGGAGCTTGGCTCGACAAAACAGAGCAAAAAAGAGTATGGATGTTGGCTCGTGACGGTAAAGAGGAATACATGAAACATTTTGGTCACACCGTAACTCGTAAACGTACTGAATGGTTTCCAAACGCTTGGTGGGCGATTGATGGTACTAAGTTGGATTTAGTACACTTCGCTAACAACAAACAAAAGATGGCTGCTGAACTTAAAATCAACGTTGTTTTTGATGTATACAGTGAAAAAATAATAGGTTGGGACATTGCATACTCAGAAAACCACGCTTCGCACTTTAGAGCAATCAAAATGGCGGTTGGCGAATCAGGATGCAGACCGTTCTTATTTACTTATGATAAGCAATCCGGTCACACCTCAAACAAGATGCAAGATTTGTACGATAAGCTTCCCGCAAAAGGCGGAACGCACTACAGCCACAAGGTTGGTCGTAAATCAAGTCCAGCGGAACAGATTTTTAACCGACTACAACAACAGGTTATTTCTAAAATGTGGTTCTCGGACAAACAAGGTATCAAGGTCAGAACCGCAAGCAATAAACCCAACACCGATTTCATTGTTGAGTATAAAAATGCCTTGCCAACGGTTGACGAATTCAATAAAATCTTTTCTGCCTTGGTAAACAAATGGAATGCAGGCAAACAAGAGGATTGGGAATACAACAGAATCGAAATGTACAATCAGGAAACCGAGCATAGAGAAGAAATCAACATTATGGATCAGTTGTCAATGTTTTGGATTGACGAAACCAAGGTTAAGAAATACTACGCTCACGGAATGCCTCTTACTGTTGAAGGTAAAGACTATATCTACGAAGTGTATGACGAAACCAACAATATTGATTTGGACTTCCGTAGAAAGTATGTAGGTGAAAGTCTAATTGTACGATATGATCCTGAGCGATTGGATGAGTTTGTTGGATTGTATGAATTGACACCATCAGGAGAAAAGAGATTTGTTGCCTATGCACAATCCAAACGTATGCATGAGTCTATTCCTGTGTTGATGAAAGGAAATTCAAAAGAAATGTTGCTCAAAGATATTGCCGTTCGTGATGCAGAATTGAAAAGAGACTCAGAAGCCTACGAACGATTAATAAATCGAACAGGCATCAGTCGAGAGAGTTTAATCGAAGAGCAAGAATTGATGGTCAAGTTTCAGGGGCATCTACCCAAGGAGGAACAGATGGCAACCGATTCAAGCGCATTTCACTCTCGAATGTCAAAATATTAAAACCGTTTAAAACTGTTTAAAACCATTTAGAAACTATTTAAAAACCATTTAAACCCTTATTAAATCTAACAAAATGACACATCAAGAAAAAATACAAACCGTTGAAGCATTAGAAGCATTCGTTTTACAAAAAGGCTCACAAAATCAAGTTGCTTTAGGTATGCCCGGAGTATCGGCAGCGACATTAACCCAAATGAGAAAACACAATTGGGAAAGTATCTCAGATGATATGTGGCGTAGAGTATCCAAATACGTGGGTGTAACTGCCAGCGGTTGGAACTATGCAGAAACCCGTAACTCTAAAGATTTAGAATTGTTTTTTCAAGATGGTCAATTGTTCTCATTAGTAATGGCTATTACAGGAAAGGCAGGTGCTGGAAAATCGGAAACGGCTAAAAAATACGAAGCTGAAAACAAAAACGCCTTTTTATTGTCATGTAATGAGTATTGGGATAAACGCTGGTTTTTAAGAGAGCTATTAAATAAAATGGGCAAAGACCATGCGGGATTGACTTTACCTGAAATGATGCACAAAGCGGTGTTACTTCTAAAATCATTAGAAAATCCAATAATAATCTTAGATGAAGCCGATAAACTGCACGACAATGTACTTCTATTCTTTATCACTCTTTACAACGCATTAGAAGATCACTGCGGTATCGTTTTGATGGCTACTCACTTCTTAGAAAAGCGTATTAGACGAGGTGTGGCAATGGAAAAAAAAGGCTACAGAGAAATATACAGCCGTGTTGGTCTTCGATTCATCGAATTGGAAAGCACGAGTTACAGCGATATTGAAAATATATGCAAGGCAAACGGGATTGAAGATAGTGTCATTATCAGAACTATATCGAAAGATTGCGACGGTGATGTTAGAAGAGTAAGAAGATTGGTGTTTTCAAACAAAAGAGCCTCTTAATTATGGACTACCGACATCATCCAATAATCGAAGGATTAAAGATTAATGAAGATGGAAGCAGCATCATTTATCTAGGCAAAGAGCTTGAGCCAAGAAAAATAAATAAATCTGGCAAAAAAAAGACCGATACAATTCTGGTGAGCTTCAATAATTCTGTGTGCAGTGTTGCCCGATTGGTTTGTGAAGCGTGGCACGGAATGGCAGAAAACATTGATTTCAATGCTACCAGAGTTAAAAATGAAAACGGTTTCCATTACACTAATCTCTACTGGGCAAAAAAAGGAGTAAATCCCAATTATCACGATATAAAATTTCCAAGGGCAAAATCAAGTAAAATTCCCGAAAGTGATATTCCTAAAATAGTGAAAAGATTAAATCAGGGAGAGGCATTAAACTCAATTGCACTTGATTATAACACCTCTGATATGAGTATAAGCAGAATTAAAAAAAGATATGTCAAAAAAGATAAATAGAGCTTACTCCGTATCAAACGTTCTTTCAAAAAAGTTCCACGAGCTTGACTTTTCAGGAGAGTGGGAAGAAACACTCGGAAAACCTGACAAAGCATTTTCGGCAATCATTTGGGGAGGTTCTGGGGAAGGTAAAACCGAAGTAGCTATAAAGCTTGCTAAGTATCTGACCACTTTTGGAAAGGTGGCCTACGATTCTTTAGAACAGGGGCTTTCATCAACAATCAGGGACGCATTACTGAGGAACCATATGGACACCTGCGGAAATTCATTTATCCTTTTAGACCGTGAACCATTTGATGAGCTTATAATCCGAATGAGTAAGCCCAAATCGCCTGACTTTCTATTTATCGATTCAGTGCAATACACAAGAATTAATAAGGCACAGTATTACCAGCTAAAGGAACTGATGCTTAAAAAAGGTAAAGGAATTATTTGGATTTCTCAGGCAAAAGGAAAAGAACCAAAAGGAGCATTAGCAGACGACATACGCTACGATGTGGATTTGAAATTATCGGTAGAGGGATTTAAGTTATTCCCTGATGGAAGGTTAAACGGTGGTGGCGAACCATTCGTTATTTGGGCTCAAAAAGCCTCAAAATATTGGAAAGAAATAGTTTAAAAAAAAACAGCAATATGACAACAACACTTAAAAAATTAGCAATTACTCCAATTCAATACGAATCAATCATTTGGGATTTGTACAATAATTGGTGTCAAAGTTTAACAATCAATCAAAGAGATTATCAGGCAGTATTAGCCAATTCCTCAATTAACTCTTGGTTTTTGATGGAATTAAGAAAAGCCGAAAAGGAATTTCACACACTAACTGACCGCTACACCAATACCAATGTAACGCCAACTGATTATGCCAATTGCTACAGAGATTGTGTAAACCAGCTCTTCAACCTTCGCCCAATGGCACTGCTGGAAAATGTCAAAATCAAACAGCCAAAAGGAATCCAAGTTCAATCTTTTAACCAAAACTAAAATGAGCCAAACCAAAATAGCCGAATTAGAATCATGGCTTAAACAATTCCCAGCCGACCATCCAATGCGATCAGTTATTGAAGCTGATTTGAGAAAGCTAAAAGAAGAGGAAAATTCGATACCTATTGAACGTGATACTTTCGATTTCAGAGAACATAATATTTACGATGTATGAGTATAACAGCAAAACACCAACGATTAGAAAACTTACACAATGTGTTGGATTATTGTTCAAGAATCGAAAGAAACACCTACGGGAGATTTTGTGTTTTTACAACGGGAGAAAGGATTTGCATTAATCAGGAACGAGGCTCTATTCTCAGCCAAATATCACACGAAAACAAAGAGAATTTTAAGCACGAAGTCAGGGATTACAAATGTCCTGAATCATTAGAAACAAAAATAAAATTAACACTTCAAAAACTATAATTATGAACACAGAAACACAAGAAAACCCAATCGACCTAAGCAAAGCAACTCCTCAACAGCTAAAAGAACAATTGGCAAAATTCGAAGCCAAAAAAGACGAGGATAGAGAAGCATACAAAAAATTGGTTGCCGAAACGGTACCAAAAGCAATATTTGAACTTTGCCAAGCATCTGCAATAATTAGCGATGCCAAAACTAAAACGTTCAAATTCTTTGAGGATATTTTAGACTTGAAAAACCAAGTGTACGGACTTAAAGAAAAACAACAGTCTCACACCTTTTCAACCGATAAAGAAGAAATTACAATCGGTTACCGTATCAACGATGGCTGGGATGATACCGTTACAGCAGGAATCGAAAAGGTAAATAATTACATTTCCTCATTGGCTACCAATGCCGAAACATCCGCGCTGGTAAATGTTGTTTTCAACCTCCTGAAAAAAGATGCTAAAGGAAACCTGAAAGGCTCACGAGTTCTGGAACTTCAAAAACTAACAAAGGACTTCAATAATGCAGAATTCACCGATGGTGTTGGAATTATTGCTGCTGCTTATAAGCCTGTTCGCTCTTCTTGGTTCATTGATGCTAGTTTAATCAATGCAGACGGTTCTAAAACATCAGTTCCCTTGTCTATGTCCTCAGTTGGGTTTTTAAGCGGTTACAAGTTCGATTTCTTTAGTGAAACAATTCCCGAAGCCAATGCAACCGAATAATAACAACCTCAGTATAATAGTGCTATTAGTAATCCTACTAGCACTATTCAACGGAAAAGACATATTTGACTATTTCGTATGGCTAAAATTCAAAATCAGAACCTTTTTTAAACAACTCGAAAATGAGCGTAAGGATAGTACCAATAATAGATCACGAATCATACAGCGTTAACGGCAAAGAGGTTTATAAAGATGGTAACGGTAATTGGGTTAACCGTCAGGAATTGACCTCACAAGAAGCCACCGCCTTTACTAATTACAAGAAAGCCGTAATTAATAATACAGCTTTTAAAAAGCATACAAAAGCGACTTACAACCCAAAAAAATAAGGTTAGTTAATTCGGTTTCCTGAGTGGCGAAAATGGTAGACGCCGACGGTAGTTCAATGCAACGTAATTGCCCGTAAATGAGTTCACATAAGAGAGGTTAAACAAGTTGAAACTATAAAGGACTACTCTCATACAGGTTCGAATCCTGTCTCAGGAACAAATTTTAAAACAACAGCAAAATGTATACAATAATCGAATTAGAAGACAACGGACAGGATTTTTTAGAATTAGTAACTAATCATGTTGGCATTATCATAGATGCCAAGCCATTCCAAAAAGAAGCATGGGAAGGCGGAATAATCCCAATTTTTGATCAAGAAATGTGTGTAGTCGGTGAGTCTTTGCCAATACATAAACCACCACATATAAACTTTGGCTTTTTGAAGCATAATATTAAATCAATAAAAAAGGTAGAAAGCTATGAAATCCAATAAAAACCAACCTGAATTTAGTAAGGTAAAAGCTTTCGATGAAATGATGCTCTCAATGCAAACAGCTCCAAATCCGTTACCATCAGAAAGTATGCAATCATTAATAAATGGTCAAAATTACCTCCAAAAAATATATGATGATGCTTTTGCCCAAGGATTTGAAAAAGGATTAGAAGCAACCAAAAAAGTAGATGATCTATGAAAGCAACTAAAACACCACCACCAAAATACGACCCAAACGGAAAAATCACAACTTTTCAGATCAACAGGATTATGAGAAATTGTTCTTACCAAACCGATACAAAGGACGAATACGTACAATGGGTTACTAAGGATGTGAACCGTACGAGCTTGCGGTCTATAACCCAAAACGAGGCAATTAAAATTATCTCACGTCAGGAAGGCTTGACACCCGCAGAACCAATACAAGACAATTGGGGATTTTTCGACAAAAACAACAAACAGCACCTAACGGTTTTGGCTCAAATGAGAACAGCTCAATGGACAGTACCAAATGAAAAATACGGCGAAGTTCCAGACCTCGAAAGATTGAGCGAGTTTTTAAAGAGTGATAAATCGCCAATTAATCGCCCTTTAAAGGACATGTTGCCGTCAGAAGTTTCAAAGATTATTCAGGCACTCAAAGGAATTGTAAAATCTAAATATAAGTAAGATGAAGACAATAGTTTTAACGGCAATTGGACTAGCAATACTATGTGCAATTGTGTTTTTTATCGGGTTTTGTTGTGGAATGAATAAGGTTTCAGAATCCCGAAAAAAAAAGAAAACCAAATACCCGCCATGTACATGCAAAGATGTAAACCAATGTACAACTTGGTGCCAAGCAAAGCATTTACACGCTAAAGACTCAAAACGTGGACTTGTATAGTATCACAGAGGTTTGTCCTCACGATATAGCCGAAACCCGAACCATAAACGCCGTGTGCGGATGTGAAACCACCGCAGAATTTTGCACAGAATGCAACAAGCAATTAACCGAACCTAAAACAGAATGTTGAAAATAGCTAAAACAATTTCCATTTGTAACCACTGTGAATTTTGCATTTATACAAAATCAATTAGTGATAATCATACACATTTTGCTATCTGTACGGGAGCACCTTTGCTTACTGTGTTAGAAAAATCTAATGACAATATTAAAAATTATGATATTGAAATCCCTGACAACTGTCCACTAGAGGATTATAAAGAACCAGAAAAATGAAAATATATTTAAAATTATCTCCTGAAAATGCCATAATAATAGCAGCAACAATTGAAGCGGTTTATAATTCCAAAGCATTCACAAGAAGGGACAAATCAACTTTATCCATTGCCTTAGATGTTGCCGCCAAACTGGATGGAAAAGCCGTTGCATTAAAAGGGAATAGAAATCTTTTTGATGCGAAAAAAAAAATTAAAGTCTCGCTAAAATATCATGAAGCGGATATGCTGGAATTATTGCTTATGCAACAAATACAAGGTGTTCATGACATTTATATAAAAAATGAAATTCAAAAAACAATTAATGATCTAAATCAAAAATTAGCCTGATGCTCAATAAGAAAAAAAAGAAACCCACACCCAAAAGCGAAAGCATCTTTGACTATGAAGCTCGACTCAAAAAAGAAGCTGTAGAACTCTCCAAAACATTCATTCACACTAAACCTATTAAATACTTATTAAAATGAAATAAATGAGCCTAATTAAAACCTATACAGTCAAGATAAGAAGCGGTGAAATATGGCAGTTTAAATATAATTTAAATGGCGTTTTAATCCATTTCAATGTAATGGAAGGTGATTTGACCGAAAAGCAAGAAAAGTTTTTATACCAAAACGGAAAATTCCCCTGGAAAGAAATCCACTTAATAGATTGGGAAAAGCTTTATCCACCGACTAAAGTGGAAATATTGCTACCTGATTTATCCTTTGAACACTTTTGGAAACTATATGATCTAAAAGTAAAAAAAGAAGCTTCTGAAAAAGCATGGAATAAACTAAGTGAAGCCGATAAAATTAAATGCTTTTTACGATTGAAAAGATACAATCAAAACCTAGCTACTACAAGACAAGCCAAAGCTCATTTAGTGACTTGGATTAACCAAAAAAGATATAACGACGAAGATTAATAACAATTTAAACCCACAACAATGAATTCAACTATTTACACCGAAAATTCAATACGCACTTACACAGGAAAAGTATTTGATTTGAAAATATTAGACCCTGATACAATATGTATTGAAGACATTGCTCACGGCCTTTCTCATACGGCTCGATTTGCTGGACAATTAGAAAAGTTTTACAGCGTAGCTCAACATTCCTTTTTTGTTGCTAATAACGTATCGCCACAAAATCGACTTGCAGCTCTTTTGCACGATGCGTCAGAAGCTTATTTGGGTGATATGCCTTCGCCATTTAAAAAAATGCTTCCAGACTACAAGGAACAAGAAGACAGGCTAATGAAAGTTATTGCAAATAAATTTGGTTTTAAATACCCATTAGACCCCGAAATCAAAAACATAGATGCTTTTTTTCTAAATGAGGAATGGAACTCATGTGTAGAAAAAAAGAATACACTGCCTCATTATACTCCTGAAATTGCAAAAGAGAAATTTTTAGAAATGTTTAGATCAATTACAAAAGCTTAGTTATGATAACATCAGCAAATTTAGTTACAGTACAATTAGAATTTATAAAGGATTGCTTTAAGCTCATAGATGAAGGCAATTTTGAGGCATTAAAAGAAGCAGGATTAGCAACTATTGAACGACTTGAAAAGGGAATTGCATATACAGATTTATATTTTTCTTTCCCCTCGGATGCAGAAATAACAAAATTTATAAGCCTGCCTGAAAACAATTCTCCAAATACTAGAGAATTTGTTCAAGGGAACGCTGTAGAAGTAAATCAAGCCAAAGCTTTGGCAGATACTAATTACAATGCAGTTCTAAAATATAAACTAAATAAAGCAGCATAATTATGATACTAGGATTTAGCACCCAATTAAACGGCGAACCAACATACTTTGTTGAAAAGATATTAAACGGATTAGCAACAAATAATTTAATAACTCGTCAGGAATGGTCATTTAGAATGAACCCGCCACCAGTAGTTAAATATCCAACGGCATACGGTTTTTCGTTTAATCAAACTCTTGATTTAAACCTCAAGCTCCACACCATCCGAGACGACCAAAAAGACCGCTGGAAAGCAGGAATGAAAATTGATTTCTTTATCAATGTGCGTAAAAAGGATATGTTTCGGTTTGCTCCGGTTCTGCCAGTGGTTAGTGTTCAGAAAATTGAGATTATAATTACTGAAAATTGTGCTTTGAGAAAAAGACAGGTATGGATTGATGATGTATTTGCATTGTATTATGAGTATGGTGACAGGATAATAGATAAAGGTCTCCTACAATTAGTACAAAACGACGGCTTCGACACAATTGAAGATTTCTTTGCTTACTTCGATAAAGATTTCACGGGTAAACTTATTCACTGGACGGATTTAAAATATTAGAATCATTAAATTTGCACTATGATACTAGCAGATATAACCGTTAAATGGAAATTTGATTATGAAATGTGTCCTGAAGAACAAACCTTTCACGAGTTGTTCGAATCAGGTTTTAAGTCCAGATTAACCCGTTATTTATCTAATTGCGGTTTCAATGCAAACTATCGAATAGATTTTGAATTCTTTTATTTTCCACAGCTGAGAAAGTTTTATTTAGTGTCGATTTCCCTAAATGAAAGGATACTTTTAAACAAACTGAAATTAGCCCATGATTTTAAAGATTACTTTATTTGGGAGTTGCCTAAATTTGATTGATATTTGATATAACATAAAAAAAACAATAAAATAAATGAAAACAAAATACATCATAATTGGATCAATATTATTTATCCTTTTTTTAATTGGAAAATTTGTGGTACCACAAGAAGCAACAAAACCTACAGAAGTTGCACAAACTGAAATTGAACCGCTTACCTACGCTCAAAAATTCGACAAAAAACAATTCAATGAGATAAGCGGTGTTTACAAACCAGTGAGGAATTATTTAAAGGAAAACCTAAACGATCCGTCTAGCCTTGAAATTGACAAGACTTGGAATTTAGGAATGAATAAAGACAGTACTTTTTCAATAAAGACAACTTTCAGAGCTAAAAACGAATATAATGCTTTGGTATTACAGGCAATGTATTGTAATGTTGATTATGATGGAAATCTTTCTGAAATCAAAATAGAATAAACAAAACAACCACAAAATAAAAAAACCCGAGAAGATCTTCTCGGGTTTTTTTATGCTCAAAAACTCGTGTTGCACAGAAAAAAAATGTAGTTTATTTTTGTCCTATGGCGTATAATAAGAAAAATTATAACAAACGTGCTCAATTCATTATTGACGTGTACAAAAACGCCAAACACGCTGACGTGCCTGATACTAAAATAGTTCGTACAGTTTTTCCTAAATTCAACATCTTTTTGTCTTATCGCCAATGGATGAATATTAAAGGAACTCCAATCCCTAAGGAATCACAAAATCAATTGTCGCTATTCACTGCGTAAACTTAATTGAACTCTTTGCGAATCATCGTCACTGCTTCGGTCTTCGAATTCGGTGGTAAACGTTAATTCTCTCACTCTTAAACCTACATCGTTTCGGTTGTGTCCTTTTGCGCTGGTTCTGTTCAATGACTCACAATAATCGCTTTCGAATTCATCAACAGCCATATATAGCTTTTGTTCAATTTCAAGATATTTCAAACCTAGTTCCCTTACGTTTAAAGGAGCTAATTGATATGTTTGGCTATAAGTATCCATTACCAAAGTAAAAGATACTATAGGCAATGCGAGTTGGTTTTTTCCCTGAAGGTTAGAAAATCCCGTTTCAGGAAAATCAATAAGCAAGCCCGGAAAGGACATCATTTTTCGCGGGTCCTCTGAGCCTAATTGCCCAAGGTCTTGCTCGATGTATATTATTTCAGGCACTTTGACTTTAAGATGCTCCTGTAGGTCTAAAAATAGGCGTGCGAATGGGCTTTCCATAATTATTGCATTATTTGTTTAATATCTCGAACTACTTCCCTCTGAACAGCTTTATTCAGTACTGGACTATCATTTTCTTTGGTTGGCATAAACTGGCGTTTTGGTATTTTCATTTTACGCTGGTGTGATTTAACCTGACCACTTCCAGACTTGAAAGTCACTGTCTGCATTCGCTCCTTGCCTGATTTGGTAAACTTTCCGGTACCGGTTTTCTTTTTGCCGTATTTGTTACGGGTATGCGCTTTTACTGTTACTGTTCCCTCAAAACCTTCGTTATGAGCTTTCGCATACGGCATATTGTTTTTTAAAGTCGTTTGCCCTGGCTGTGTGGTGTAATAATTGGCAGCGCGCAAAGCTCCTTTATCAACCAAAGTCGAGCCTCTTTTTTTGTTGCTTTTTTTCCATCTGTCAAAGCTTTGCCCCTGAAAACCTCCCGCCCTGAAATTACCATTCACAAAGCGCAAAGCAATGTTTCCCGCTACTGTAGGAAAGCGATTGCTGGCATAGTTTTGTATTTCCTTTGCCTTTAATTCTAACTTTTTGGTGTATTCCTCTGGGGTCATTTTTCTTTAAAGTAAGGATGTGTTTTATTAAATATCACACCTGTTAAAGCAGCGTTATTATCGAAAATTGTATTCTTAACCAAAGGATCAACCATTTTGTTTGCCCATTCACTATTGTAAATGTCATTCAGTTTTTTGGCTATTCCTGGTATAATGGTACAACGACAGCCCCAAGCCAATGGCGTATATAATCGTTTCCAGATTGGATCACTTTTAAGAGCTGTAAACTTGTCAAAAATTCGGTGTTCAGGACGAACAGCACTATCACCAACTGTAGAAAACTGTAAATATTCAGAGTCTAAAGTTTCCCATTTGTGAGCCATAATTGCCGACTGTGTTACAAACTGATGTTCTGCAACCAGATAATTTTTATTGAAAGCTTCGCCAATATCGGCAACTATTTTTTTAACGGAATCAAAGCTTTGCATTTGCCCCTTGCTGTTAAACATTGCATCCTTGAATAGCTTGAATTGCGTTAAGGTTTTGGCATAGCTAAATTGCTCAATATTTTGAGTGAATGTTTTTTGCAAGGCATTACGGCTGTCATTATCATCAAATGAAGTACCGCCCAATCCATTGTTGAGAGCTTTGATTAATTGCCCGGCTGTTTTGTTATAAACAGCATCGGTGTCTAAATCTTTGCCCTCTAAAAGTTGCTTGGCGATATCGGTGTAAATATCATCCCAGTTATTGTCTGCGAGATCATGTAATACTACTTCACCACAACAGGAACAGCGATCACTATATAAATCGTTCAGTTGCCCAACTAGTGTTGGGCTTGGTCGAAAAAATCGGCTAAATTTTTTAAAAACAAATCCATAAGGTTTTGTTTTTTGGTTTCGGTCAGTTGTCCTTTTTTGGACTGTTGTCCTGGTACTTTCTTTGTTGTTGGTTCTGGCTCCGGTTGCACCTTGTCGGCTTCCAGCTTAGCTTCCATTCTTGCCTTTAACTCATCGTAGTTATCAGGTTTTGGAATTCTGTATGTTTCATACCAATAATCATCACCAATTGGCACTTTAGTACTAACAATCATATCGATTTCAATACGCAGTTTTAACTTAGCTAAATTTAGATCAAGCTCAAACTCAAACTTACCATCAACATCATAGCCATAAGATTTTAATATTTCTTTGAACTTCTTACTATTCAATAAGTTTTCAACAAATATTAAATCGGAAACGGTCAATTCGTCCTGCTGTTCGCCGTGTTCTTTTGATTGTGCGTAACCGCTCGATTTGCTGGACGTTGTTGTTTCGGTATTTCCTAAAATAGCGATTGCCATTTCGTCATTACAAGCACCTATCAAACCAAGCTGGAGCTTGCCATCTGCATTGGATGCTTTGCCGTCTTTCATTTCGAATTCGGCTTGTTTTGGTATCATTATGGCCAAAGCGGAACCGCTCTCAGTCATTACCGTTTTAAGTTCCTGTTTGGTTTTGGTGTCATAGGCATCATACTTCATTATACGGACAGGTTGCCCGAATATTTCCACATATTGTGCATAATCGCCAAAGGTTCCACGTTTGTAAATTCCATACATAGAACAGGCTAAAAGCAATCCTAAATCTTTAGGTTTACCAATAACCCAAACAAACGGCATTTCTTCATAGGCATAGCCGTTTTCTTCTGAAACTCCGTATTGTGATTTGGTAATCACTCCTTTTTCAGGCTTAATATGTTTTCTTTCAATTTCTTTAAAAGTCAGCTCATCACTACCAATAACAAACTCAACACCAGAAACACCCCATATTTTGGATTCCATCAATAACGTAATCAAATCACGTCCTTTTTCACTTTTGAGTAAATCGGTTAAAGTGTCGTCTTGTTTGCCATCTTTTTTAAGGAATTTTAATTTTTTATTCAATACTGAATCAATCCTTTTTTGAATGATACCACGCAAATAACCATCCATAGACAGGATGTCGTGGTACAAATCATAAAGCTGTACACGATTAGGAAAATGAATACTTTCGGCAAGTGTAACACCACTTTTTAAGCTTCCAATATCCTTACTGCTCCTGTCTGGAGAAACAAGGGTTAAATCGTGTATAATATACGGTTCGGTTGCTTCGGGTTTAATTTTTTTAACTGCCATAATTTAAAATCTTTGAGTACGTTTTTGATTAGAACCCCAGAATACGCCATCGTTTTGCGCGCTTTCGTCTTCGGGTGTTTCTGGATTGTCGGCTTTGTATGGCCAGTCAGGATTTATATTACCTTCTTTAATATCATACAACCAGCCCGGCACTTCTTTGTTACCGATCATTAATTCCCAATCCTCACGAAATAAATCCAAGTTTACGTTAGGGTTGGCTTTTCGAACCAGCCAATAGGAAGCAATGATTTTAATGGTCTTTTTTAAATTTTCATCAACAACCGTTGGAGCAACAACCGGGTCAATAGCATCGTTACCAAAAAGGGCGTTTAAATCATATTTAAACAAGTATGATTTGCAGAAAGCTTCCGCTGCCTTTATTTGCGAAATTGTTTCGTTTGGATTACTTCTGGTAATCGCTTCGATAATTTCTGGATATAGCTCTGTATTTAATTCTGATGGTTGTACTAACATTACATTCGGTGTTTATTTGCTTGACGTTTAAAAGTTTCGATAGCTCCTGTTGAGTTGCTTATTGCTATGTCTTGTGCTTTTTTTACAGCACCTTCCACAGCATCGGGTCCATCCATTAATTTTGCTTTTCGGCTAAAGTTGGTAAACTGTGCGACCATTCGTTCCATGTGTGGATTGGCTTTCTCCATGATGTTAAAAATCAATCGGCCTAAACGGTTTAATGGTTCAAGTGTTCCCTCAATCCTTGCATACTTTTCGGGCTTCTTTCTATCGTCCGGACGAATAGGCAAAAAGGTTTTTTGTTCTTGCTCCAATCGGTAAATGTGTGGTAAAATCACTTGTTCATAAAAAGGATTTTGAAGCGAGTTGTTTTCAATCCAGATATAAACAGGATCAACACCGGCACTTTTACAAATTCTATGAGCTTCAAATAAGTATTCGCAAAATTGGGCGTTGCTCATCTGATCAACCCAAACTTTATATAAATAATAATGAACTCCTTTTTGCGCTAAAATGACAATAGCCTTGCTACTTGCATTTGTTTTGTCAGAGTTTGACGGTGCGGGGTCGGCATAAATAACTACAGTATCACAATGGCGCAATTGTGGACACTTTTCGAAAAGAATATCTTTAAAGGTGTCGCCACCATCCATTGGATTATTAAAGTACTCTTTTTGACCTGATTCGTACGAAATCATACTTAAAACCCTGTCGATATTAGCCTCGCTGTTTTTTTGTGGCCATGTGCTTTTCCCGTCTTTATCTCTAATATTTACTACATCCCATTTATTGGCTTTTACACCCATTTCAGTGATACAGCAATATTTTGCAATGATGTTACCACAGGCAATAAGTAATAAGCCGTTGGATATTGAACGCGTTGGAATCAAAGCTTGTTCAATCCATTTAACACGCTCTTTTACGAGTTCTATATTTCTACAAAATTCGTCTGTATCAATATCATCAATCAGGATAACATCTGGACGGCTGGCATCGTTTCGGGTTCCACGAGGGGATTGACCCGCACCAATAGCTCTAAAGGAAACTCCTTTGCGGGTTTTAAACTCGCTGGACTCCCAAGAGCCAATTTTCTTTTGAATACCATAATCGGCAATAATCCTGTTATTGCGCTCCAGTATTCCTTTATAAGGCAAAAGCAACCTTTCGGCATTATCGGCAGAATTCGAGATTAAAAGAATGTTTTTCTTTTTACCTGTCATTGCCAGATACAGTACTTCCATCATGGTGCGACCTGATTTGGATAATTCTCTCGCCCATGAGCGCACTTCGTACCATTCGGCATTGCCTAATACACGTTTAGTTGCTTTTATATGAAATTCAGCGGGTTCGCTGGTATAATAATTTGGAAAGTAGTATTTAAACCACTCTTCGGGATTGTTTTCTAAATAAGCAATTCTTTTGAGTTTTGCACCTTGACTTTCAGTTAAGTCAATAGGTGTGGCATTGTCCATGTTTTCACAGAACTCACGCCATAAATCTAAATACTCCTTATTGCTTACTTTTTTAGCCATTCTTTAACTTCGAGTTTATAAACCCATCTATGTAATTCTTGAATTTTTTTGCATCGTCTAAATCAATTGACTGGACATACGTTAATAATTTCCTGCCCACTTCTACATACTCACCGATTCCTGTCTCGGTTTCCAAATTTTTTATATTAGAAGTAGTCTTCGACATAATGTCGGATTCTTTCGAATCGGGAACAGGCAAATCTCTTTTTGCGATATGTTCATTCATTGCATCGAGCTGATTGTACCAGTGAACCAATTGATTCTCTTTAGTAGTCAGCAAGCTTTTACGAAGTTTTGACCAATTGTCAGCCTCAGCCCATTTGCTAATGGTCTTTTCTGTTACTCCTGTTCTTTCGGCTATCTCTTTAAAAGTGATCCGTTCGTTTACATATAAGATTCGAGCATACTCCCGCTCTTGCGCTTTATTGATTCCCATTTTCGACTTGATTACATGGCAAAATTGACTAAAAACACAGCCGTTTTAAAATAACTATGCAACCCTTGCGCCTTTATTTTCAAGGCTTCGCAAACATTCGCAAGTTTGTACTCGATATAATTACCAACCCAAAATTTTAGCGAGTGAGTAACCAGTTTAAAAAGATTGACAAAGAGTTTTGCCTAACAGATAATAGCGTGAATGTTTATAAGTATCGCCTATTAACAGAAGGTTTGGATTTGGCTCAATACAAAAAGAATCCTATTGGCTTCTTAATGCACGATCGAGAAGGTGGTGTATTAGTAAAATGGGAAGATTTTAGACAGGAAGGCGATAAGTTGTTTGGAAAACCAGTAATCAATCTATCACATCCAAAAGGCGAAGACATTGCCTTACAAGTGGAAAACGGCTTTATAAACGCCGCTTCATGTGGTAAGATTATTTGTTTAGCCGCTTCTGATGATCCTAAACTAAAACTAGAAGGGCAAACAGGTCCTACTGTTACTAAATGGTTTCCTCGTGAAATATCCTTTGTTGACATTCCGGGCAATCATAACGCTCTGGCTAATCTCTATGACATTAATGATAACGAGTTAAACCTCGCTGATTTTGTAAAACCTAATACTAAAGAAATGAGTAAAATCCTTTTGACAGCCGCTATGCTTACGGCTCTAAATTTAAGTGACAAGTCTTCTGAAGATGATGCAGCAACCGCATTTCAGGACTTAATAGATCAAGCCGGTAAAGTACCAGGACTGGAAAAAGATTTGGCAGACAAATCAACTGCTTTGACTGCTAAAGAAACTGAGTTGAAAAACTTGAAAGATGCTTCTGTAGTGAAAGAAGTTCAGGACTTGCTTGACAAAGGTAAAGCGGACAAAAAACTGACTGTACAATTAGCTACCGAACTGGCTGATAGTTTCGCGGGCAATCCTGCTGGATTGAAAAAAGTAATCGATGCTATGTCTGCTCAAACATTGGTTACCGATGAATTGGGAGACAAAACTGCTGCTTCTGATTTTGAAGGTAAAAAATGGGATGATTTATACCAATCTGACCAATTAGAAACTGTTCGTACCAAGTTTCCTGACTTATACGAAAGTTTGAGAAAAGAAAAATATCCTAACGCTTAATATTTAAAAAATGGCAAATCCAAAAATACCACAAGAGTTTTGGGTCTCTTACATCGTAGAGAAACTACGTAAAACAAACCCACACATAGCTTTGTGCTATGACGAAAGCCAGTTTATTGTTGGTGGTTCTGTGGTTTATATACCACAAGCCGGTGCAAAACCAAATGTTGTAAAAAACAGAGGTTTTGGTGCAGCAACAGCAGTTCAAAGAGGTGATACAGCAATTGCTTATGTACTTGATGTATTTACAACTGATCCTACAGCGGTTTTAACTTCTGAAAAGTTAGAAATCAGCTATGAAAAACAAGATAGCATCTTGGCAGATCATACGGACACTTTAGCCGAAACCATCGGTGATGAGTTGACTTACAATTGGATTCGTGGAATTAAGCCAGCTGTTGGCGGTGGTACAACTGTAGAGTTCTTACCTGCTGCTAGACAAATTTCTACTTCTGGCGCAGCTACAGCTGTGAACCCAGAAGACGGACAAACTGGAACTCGTAAAGCTTTTACCTATAAAGAAGTTCAGGCAATGCAGGCAAAATTCAATAAAGATAATGTGCCAAAAGACAATCGTTATGCGATGGTTGAAAGCTACATGTATCAACAATTTATTGATTCTTTATCTGCAAATCAAATGGCAGCGTTCCAAGCTACAGCTGATTTAGCAAACGGTGTTGTTGGGAAATTCGCAGGCTTTACATTCTTAGAAAGAAGCTCTGTTTTAGCATTAACAACTGGAGGCGTGTTCAGAACACCAGGCGAAGCTTTGGCGGCGACTGATAATTTAGCGAGCATCTTTTGGCAAAAACAAAGTGTAACTAAATCACTTGGAGAAACTAAGCTTTTCCAAGATATGGAAAACCCATTGTATTATGGTGATATCCATTCTGGTTTAGTAAAAATGGGTGGTCGTTGCCGTCGTGAAGACTGGAAAGGCGTAGGACTTATTGTTCAGGTCGCTTAACCCAAAATAGATATTTATATAACAAAAGGCTGTCTCAATCGATGGCAGCCTTTTTTTTAAACCTACAATCGTGATAGAAATAATTGACAACATCATGGATTTTATTAAAAAATTCAACCCATACATATTAGGAGGCGCAATAGGTTCTATCATTCATAGAATGCGAACCGAAATGTCTTGGAGTGCTTTTTTTAAGTCGGTGGTCGTATCAATATTTATATCCTTTTGCGTAGGTATTGCTTGTAAAGACTATTTAAAAATTGAAAATGAAAACATCTGTTTTGTTGCTTGTGGAATATCAGGCACATTTTCAAAACTCATTCTGGACGAAATAGAACAAATTTTAAAATTACTTTCTGTTTACGCCAAATTGAAATTAGGTATTACCAAAAAAGACGAAGAATGACCAAATTAGGAAAAAAGACACTTGCAATCGCTATTACTCAATTAGGAGTCGAAGAAATTCCAAGAGGCTCAAATGCTGGTGAAGCTGTTGAAAAGTATCTAAAGTCTGTTGGACTTGGTAAAGGTTATTCCTGGTGCATGGCTTTTATCTATTGGGCAACCAAAGAGGCTTCAATTCAATTGGCAGTACCCAACCCATTAACCAAAACAGGTGGTGTGCTGGCTATGTACAATAAGGAAAAAGATTTGGTGGTAACTGATCCACAACCGGGCGATATATTCATTATGGATTATGGTAAAGGTTTAGGACATACAGGAATTATTGAAAAGATTGAAAAAAACATTATCCACACCATCGAAGGGAATACCAACGATGATGGTAGCCGTGAAGGTTACGAAGTGTGTAGAAAACAACGTAAAACTAATACAATCAAAGCTTATTTAAGATTATGAAAAATTTAAAACTCAAAAATTTGTTGTCTTTTCTGTTCTTGTTTTGTTTGTTGGCCACAACGCTAGTTGCTTGTAAAAGCTCTGGCGTTGTACCACCAACAACAACCGAAACGACAACTTCAACTACTACTGAAACTGTAGTGCGTGACACCGTTTTTGCTGTTCAGAAAGACAGCAGCTATTATAAGGCATATCTCGAATGTATCAACGGTAAAGTAGTCGTCAAAACTACCACTGAACCCATTGTCAAGGCAGGGAAACATTTAGAACCTCCTAAAGTCAATATAAAGGATAATGTTATAACTGTCGATTGCTTGTCAGAAGCCTATAAGCTATTTGCACAATGGAAAGATGTTTATATAAAAGAACACAAAAGCGAGATAAAGCGAATTCCTTACCCCGTCATTCAGCCTTTGAGCTGGTGGCAAAATACCCAAATTATACTCGGACGAATATTTTTAGGCATTCTAATAGTGTTTGCTATAGTCGTCGGTTTGAGGTTAACCAAAGTCATTTAAACATTAATTAAATACCATTTAATATGTCAAAAGAATTAGCAGTCGATTATTTCGACAGACACCAAGGTGACGAATGTCATATTACATCTGACAATCGTGTTTTTCACACATTAGGAGCAGCGCAAAGTTTTGCATCTGGATTAAAGGAGCAAAAAGTTACTTCATATACAAGAGCGGGAATTGAAGCTCCTGAAGTTGAGGGACAAGAAGAGGAAACTCCAAATGAAGAAAAAGTAAAAGCATTAGAAGCTTTGAAAACCTTTGACCCTCAAACGGCTAAATATCCAGAAATCAAAGAACTGGTTAAAGTGCTAGGCATTGATCCAATCTCCCAAAAACAACCTGATTTATTAGCTGCTATCGAAGCTTATAAAACTGCGATTAACACCGAAGTTCAAGAGTAATGTCACAAGGAACTGGAACGCCAAAGGTAACCGTAGCGGTTGCCTCTGGCAACTTGCAACGTCAAGTTCAGGTGCTGGACGGCGTTGCAGGACTCGTAGGAACTGCTGTAACTAAAATTGGAGAAATCGAAACGGTTTTTAGTTATGAAGATGCTGTTTCAAAAGGTTATACGGTTGTTGGAGAGCCTTTTTTAAATAAAGCAATTGCTTTGTTTTATCAGGAATTAGGAGGCAATCAGGCTTTGACCATTCTTGGAGTTGAGGACACTATGACTTTAACCCAAATGGTAACGTCTACCAATGCTAATGGTTTGAAAAAACTATTGAATTCAGCACAAGGAGCAATCACTATAGTTGGATTGATTCGTAATCCTGGTGATACTTATGAAATGACAGCCGATCACTTTTTAGATCAAGATGTCGAAGCTGCTTTATTAGCTGCAAAAACATTAGGACAATACCAACAATCCATTAATAAGCCTGTTCGTATGCTTATTGAAGGAAGAGTCAACGATTTAGAAGCTGAATTGTTTGAACCTAATTCTGTTGGTAATGGCTTTGCGGGTGTTGTACTTGGAAGTGATTTGAATGATGGTTCTGGAGCTGTTGCATTGGCTTTGGCTAGAGCGGTGAAATATCCATCACATGTCAAATTGGGTAATGGTCAAAATGGACCATTGACTATTTCAGAGGTATATATCGGTGATAAAGCTTTAGAGGATTTTTTCCCTGAAGAGTTGGACGATTTTGCCAATGCTGGATTTATTCTTATGCACCGTCGAGATGGTTCAGCTGGTTATTATTTTGCCCGAGACAATATGGCCACGGATGATGATTTTAGAATCTTAGTACACGGTCGTGTTATTGATAAAGCACAAAGGGTAGCCGTTGCAACTGCAACACCATTACTTGAAACGGATGTGCGTGTGAATGCTGACGGTACCTTAAATGATACTGACGCAAAGCATTTAGAAAATTCCATTAAACAGCAACTGCGTTCTCAATTGGCTGGCCAAGTAAGTGATATTGATGTTAACGTCTTAACTGATGTAGATATTATCAATACCAGTACGGGAGGAATCGAATTGATGGTGTTACCGCTAGGTTATTTAACCTGGATTAAAATTACAATAGGTTTAACCGCTAATTTATAAAAATGGCAAATGTAAATATTACATCTGATGAGTGTGCATGGTCACGCTTTGAGATACAAATTTTAGCAAGGACTATCAAAGGCCTTCGCGGTTTTGGCTTTAAAAAAGAAGTCGAAAAGGAGCATCTATATGGTGCAGGTGACGAGGCTATTGATATTCAGTCCGGTAATAAAAAAGGTTCGGGAAGCATCAAGGTTTTAGGTTTTGAAGCCGATGCTATGAATAAGGCAGCACGTGATGCAGGCTATGAAGACATTACCGATGTGCCACATGAGGCTATTGTTATCACCTGCTCTTTCAAAAAGAGAGCAACAGATGCTGTTAAGACTTACATCGCTTCTGGTGTTGCATTTACTGAATCCGGTATCGATTTGGAACAAAATGCCAAATATAGAGAAATCACTTTGCCATATCTGGCAATGAACGTTCAATTACCATAACATAAAAAATCAAACAAATTGAAAACAAAAGAAACAAACCCTAGTGCAGTAAAATCAGCTTTCGCAAGCCGTAAAGCTAAAGAAGTCGAAAAGCTAAAAGAAAATGACTTGACTCCATATATTAACAGATTTGGTCAAGCCAAACTGGATGAATGGAAGAAAGAAGCTGGCGAACGTAAATTAATCTATTTGAAGCACGACGAAAGTCTAGCTGTTTTACGCCCACCCACTGCTGATGATTTAGGCGATTACATGATACAAATTGGTACAAACGGTTTGAGTAAAGCTGTTGCCAGTGTAATGGAACAGCTTTGGCTTGATGGTGACATCGCTCTGATTGATGATGAGGAGAAATTCATTTCTGTTTTCTTGCAGATCAACAACATCCTGGAGGGGAAAAAAGCAGAATACTTTCGCGCTTAGTAATAAAGGTATAAAAGACTGTCAAAACAAAAAAGCAAGTATTGACTACCTGATTGTTTTTGGTAGTATGAAATTTGGAGCTACGGCCTTGAAAGAATGGGGCGAAGAAATGTTCTTTTATCGTACTGGAATTGCACTTGAATTAGCCAAAAAAGAAGAAACCTAGGTTATGAATAATACGATTGAATTTATTTTAAGAATGAAAGATATGGCGAGCTCGAACATAACGAAAGTTAGTTCGACTTCGCAATCTGCATTCAATAGAATGAGACAATCAGCAGACCAGGCTACAACACGAAACAAGGTTTTAGGACTAAGTTTTAACGAGCTTCAAACTAAAATCAGGGATGTAGAAAGTACTATTTCAAGAAGTACTATTCCTTCACAAATTGCAGCTGCAAAGCGTGAACTGGCTTCTTTGCAACGAACATCGGCTAATCATTCGGGTAATATTAACGGCTCTGGTGGTTCGGGTTCTGGTGTAGGTGTTGGTGGTATTGCTATGGGTTCTATGATGGGAAATTTAGCAACTTCAGCTATTTCTACTGTTGGTAGTGGTATTAGTACTATGATTCAAAAAAGTATGGAAAAAGAAACGGCAATAGCTGGTCTATCTACTTTTTTGGGGAAATCAGGAGCAAAAGAAACCTATTCAAATGTTCAGAAAGATGCGGAAGCAACTCCTTTTGATACGGCTTCCTTACTGGAAGTAAATCGTTCTTTGATTTCTGCGGGTTTAAATGCACGTTCTGCGAGAACTGATTCTATGAATTTGGCAAATGCTGTAGTTGCCGTAGGTGGTTCTAACGATACCTTAACCAGAATGGCCGCTAATATGCAACAGATAAAAACGGTAGGAAAAGCCACTTCGATGGATATTCGCCAGTTTGGAATCGCGGGAATCAATATTTATGCGCTGCTTTCTAAAAGCACAGGTAAAAGTATTTCCGAAGTCAAGGAAATGGACGTTAGTTATGAGCAATTGTCGGCAGCCCTGCAATTGGCAGCAGATAAAGGAGGTATTTATGAAGGTGCATTAAGTAATGCTATGAATACCCAGCAAGGGAAATGGAGCAATTTTACTGAAAGTTTTACCAATAAACTTGGTGAAGTAGGTTCGGCTTTTTCGCCTGTAACTAATGGAATATTGGATATGGGAGCAAAATTAGCAGGTACTTTAACTTATGCAGAACGGTTTGCAAAATGGTTAACATCAGGTTCAACCAGTGCGGGTATTTTCATTTCTGTAATGGGAGGTTTAACGGCTGCATTTTTAACATATCAAATGATTTTGGGAGGTGTTGCATTATGGACTGGCATTGTGACTCAAGCGCAATTGTTGTGGAATATGGCATTAACCGCTAATCCAATAGGTGTCGTTGTGGTCGCTATTGCAGGACTGGTAGCAGGAGTCGTTATAGCTTATAATAAGTTTGAAAAATTCCGAGCAATTATTGATGGTGTTTGGGGTGTTTTGAAAGAAGTAGGTGTTTTGATAAAATCTATCCTTACAGGGGATTTATCAGGTATAGCATCTTCCTTTAAAAATATTTTTACAGGGAAAGCATTTAATAATGGATATAATACATCAATTAATGAAAGCGCAGCTGCTAGACATAAATCAATTAAAGACAGATCAACACAATTAGCTAAAGACAAAGTAAATGATGCATCAAAAACAACCGCATTGGGAGCGGGAAGTTCTTTAGCAGCATCAAATAACGCATCAGGCAAAGCGGCGGGTGATACTGTTACGGGTGCGGGTCCTAAAGTGGTTAATATTACTGTTGGGAAATTCTTTGACAGCTTACAATTTACAACATTGAATGCAGGTGAATCAGCTACAGAGATTGAAAAGGTAGTTATGGAATGTTTGGCAAGAGTAGTATATAACGGTTCAAAATTAGCTTAATTATGAGTACAAATACATTATTTGATTTACCTAAACTATATCAATCGCAATTTGGAAACGCTCCTTATTTCATTGCTAAAAAAGACTCTGAAAAGCCATTGACACAAGAACCAGGCTATTCAATATTAACTGAAAACCCAAGACCAAAAGGCAGTATTGACTATTCGAGTAAAAACATTGCTTTTAATAAGATTGGCGCATACGGTCAGGATATTTGGTTTCCCGTAACTCTTACTTCCAGTATTAAGGAAGGTAATAAAAGAGAGAGGATTACTATTGAGATAGAAGCTTGTACCGTTGGTGTGAATTTGGTAAAAGAAATTATTCGAACACAGGTGAGTGAGCGAAACGGACGGGTAAAAGAATGTTTTAATATTGATGACTACAGGTTCAATATAAAAGGTTTTTTGATTGGTAAAAATAGACTTGTTCCTGAAGATCAAATTAACATATTAAAGAAAATTTTTGAAAGTATTGAACCTGTAGAATTACATGGTGGTTATCCTGAAATATTCTTGGATAAAAGTTGTCGGGTTGCTATTAGCCAATTAGACTTTCCAGAGGTTCAAGGCAAAGCTACGTGGATTCGTCCTTTTACAATGACTCTTGAAACTGATTATATACAAGATTTAATTATACCATAAATGTTTTACCTAACAAGCGATATCACTATAGGAAACTATACTAAAGTAAAAGCATCAAAGGTTACTTGGAAAACAGATATTAACAGTTTTACGGATACGTGTACGATTGAATTACCAAGGATAACTTATTTGAAAACGGTTAAAACTGCAACTGAGGATAGACAAGAGCCTAACGAAAGAAAAGAATACGTTTTTAAAGAAGATGATAAAATAAGTGTTTTGCTAGGTTATGACGGGAATAATGTAAAACGTTTCCAGGGATTTATCAAACGTGTTAATATGGGGATTCCTGTAAAGATAGAATGCGAAGGTTATAGCTATTTATTATATGATGTTATTTTTAATAAAACCTATGCTAATGTAACGGTTAAGCAATTATTAACCGATGTCTGCAAGGGGACTGAAATAGTTTTGTCTTCTGAAATGCCACATATTCCTTTGACGAATGTGAGGTTTAAGAATGCGACAGGTATTCAGGTTTTAGAATGGTTACAAAAGTCTTGTTATTTGGCTGTTTATTTCAATTTTAATGAACTGTTTGTCGGGACTCAATACGGTAAAAAAGGGAAAAGAGTAAAGCTTCGTTTGGGATGGAATACGGTCAAAGAAGATGATTTTAAACAGCGATTAGTTGATAAAAATGTTCGAATTGTTATTCACGAAAAGAATGACAAAGGAGAGGTTAAGAAGTACAAATCTGATGTTCTGAAGTATAGCGATGAGAAAGAAATAAAGATTAAAGCGGGTATTCCTGCTGATTTATTAAAGCAAATCGCGAACCGACTACAAACAAAAAAGAACTACAACGGTTACGAAGGAAGTATAACCGCTTTTTTAGAACCTGCCACTAACAAAGGTGATGTTGTTGAAATTGATGGTTACAAATACCCGGAAAAGTCAGGTAGTTTTTTTGTAGAAAGTATAGAAGGTGAATTTGGACCAGGAGGAGGCAGACAAAAAATACAATTAGGTTTTTTAACAGGACAATAAAATTTTATGCCAACAGCAGAACAAATACGAGAAGCTTTCGAACAGATGGCAAAAAGGAATGGCCCTGCTGTAAGTAACATTGCAAAGGTTAAATCTGTTGACGAAACAAAAGCAACTTGCACCCTAATAGATGAAGATGAACAGGAATATTTGAACGTTCGGCTTCGTCCGGTTCTTACGGGTAACAAAAGTTTTATCCTGGTACCAAAAGTTGGAAGTCAAGTTTTAGCGGTTCGTGTTGAAGATGATGACGACTGGATGATTATAGCAGCAGATGAGATTAAAAAAGTCGGCTATTACATAGGCAGTACAGTTGTTGAAATTGATGCTACAGGCTTTTTATTTCAAAAGGAAAACGAAACCTTAAAGAAAATATTAGCCGATTTATTGGCGGCTATTAAAGCAATGAGCTTTGTAGTTAACACAACCGGAACAGCAGTAGCACAAACAGGAGCTACAAATACATTAAACAATACGGCTCAATTTACGGCTATTGAAACAAGGATTAATCAGTTTTTAAAATAGGTTTAAAATGAAAGGAATTTTATTAAATGATGATCTGTCTTTAAAGGTTGAAAATGGAAGTTTAGCAATTGGTGACACTACGGCACAAAATCAAAAGCTTTTGATTTTTGCTAATAAAGGAGAGTTTAAATCTCGTCCTATGAGAGGTGTTGGCGCAAATTTGTTTTTAGAAGACGATAATCCAGATGGTTTAGCCCGTGAAATTAGAACAGAGTTTATAGCGGACGGTATGACCGTTAACAAAATAAATATTAGCTCAGAGTTAGAACTTGAAATTGACGCTTATTATGGTAAAAGTTAAATCCGGGCAAACATTATTTGATATTTCCATTCAAGAAACGGGAAGTGTTAGTAATGCTTATTCGATTGCTTTAGCCAATAAACGAAGTATTACTGATGTATTGCTAACAAATGAGTTTTTAATTATTCCTGAAGGATTACCGATTACTAAAAAAGACACTTTTTCTTTTGATGTTGAGGCAGTTCAACCATCAAAAATAAAGGTTTTGGCATTGCAGACTTTTTTGGATGTGGCCATACAATATACAGGTAGTGTCAAAAATGCTTATCCAATTGCATTGGTAAATAAGCGAAGTATTACCGATAAATTAATAACAGGAGAGCTTTTAATCTTACCTATTGATTTATTAACAGCAGAAAAAGAAGTTCAGTATTATAACGCACGAAATATAAAACCTGCTACGGGAATTGCAAAAAGCAGAATAAATCTTTTGGATTATATGTTCCCGTTAGAGTTCCCAATATCATTTTAATATGGCACGATCAAGCACAGAAATAAAAGCAGTAATCACCGCAAATTTCATCAGTAAACCTGAAATAATAGCCTTGTACGATTTGGTGCCTGGACAAACTTTTGAGCAACAGTTTTCTGTCGCTTCTTTTGAAAGTATTATGTTCGATACGATAGCAGATGAACTGGCAGTACATGAACAAATTGTAGAAACGAATGCCAATAACTCACGGTCTCAAAATCAAGAGAATTTAAAGCAAACAATGCTGGATTATCACGATGGATTGAACTTGATTAGACGAAATGGAAATTGGGAATATGACCTAACTGACGTGATTGATGCGGAAGATAGAAAGATAATTGACCGTTGTTCGGTTCTTGAAAATGATGAGGGTTTGATTTTTAAAATCGCGACAGATAACGCAGGAAATCTTGAACCAGTGACTTCTGCCCAAAAAACACGAATTGAGGCTTACATCTATAAAAAGAAACC